GAGAGCAAAAAAGATAAGTTGTTAGAACTTATCAGTTTTGAAGATTGTGAGATAGTAGAGTGTCAAACCGATTACTACAAATATAATACAATATCGCCATACTTAAATCAGTTTGTAGATATACTCACACTAGACTTAAATGGCATAGTAGATTACTATACACAATTATTAAGTGATAGATATAGAGGAGATTGCCCCTGTGATAGTGTAGATAAGTGGCAACTATGGTCACAGAGATACATCAGAGGGCAATATCATGGTGCTCATAATCATGGTTTATCTAACATATCATGTGTATTATATGTTGAGTTTGATGAAAAAGAGCACTTCCCGACTACATTCTATAGTCCATTTCCTGACCCTTACTATGGTACAATTAACAAGATTGCGCCTCCAGTAAGTGAGGGAGAGATACTAACATTTCCCTCTATGTTATTACATGAGTCGCCTGCTTCGTTATCAGATAAGCAGAGAACTATTATGTCATTCAATATACCTTTAAGATAAATGTATCAAATCAATGTAACATTAACTGATAAACAATTCAACTTACTAAGTGAAGCATTGTTCTACTATTCAGAAGAAAAAGATGATGACAACCTCGCTAATTCTATAGAAGAATTAGAAGATTTAATTGACATTAATACAAAGAAAGTAAAGCGAAATAGAAAGTTTGTCAACCCTGATTGTGACATTTAGAATAGTGGCACACAGGTGGTTGTAATTCTATGTCAATGGATTATTATATGAATGTCAGGGATATACGGTTCTACTGCCCGAAAGTCGAGCGTCAGCATTGCTAGATCAGTAGTTAGTAGGGGTACAGGTGTAAGCGATTCCCAGTAGGTAAATTTGGGCGCCATGAGTGAAACTCAGATCAGTTCGCCCCGTTCCCTGACACTCTATAAACTGGCACATAGATGGTTGAAAACCTAGTGCCATGTGGTATAATAATAGTATGAAGAACAAACACTTGGAACACGTTGAGGATTGCATACTTGATGGTAAGCAAGGTGCGATCACTGCTGTCAATTTCTTGAGTACAAAACAGAGTGAGGTATCAGTAAAGTATGATGGTGCCCCTGCTATTGTGTATGGAGTCAACCCTGAGAATGGCAAATTCTTTGTAGGAACTAAATCAGTATTCAACAAGAGAAGAATCAAGATAAACTATACTCATACTGATATTGAATCTAATCATGGACATATACCTAAAGTTGCTTCAATTCTACATATATGTCTAGACAGACTACCACAGAATGATGGCATATATCAAGGCGACTTTATTGGTTATGGTGGTTCAGATACTCATACGCCCAATACTATTACATACAAATTTGATAGTGTAATTGATGACATTATCGTTGCTACTCATACACAGTATATTGGTGCTACCATACAAGAGTTAGATGCTAAGTTTCATTATAGAGAATCTAAGAGTTATGGTGTTCACTTTATTGATACAGGTGCAACAATATCTCATAGACATTTTAGATTGAACTTACTTACTACACTTGCAAAAACTATCATACCATTTGTGAAGTTTCCAGAGAGTGATGATATTCCACAGTTGAAAGTAAGTATCAACAGTTATATACGCTCTGGTCAATCACTTGATGCAGATAAACTGGCGAGTGATACAGGATACTCTAAAAACTTATTTCACTTATACAATATGATAATTGAGATAAAAGAGTTACTCATGGAAGGCATCACTACTACAGAGAATGTTCAATGTCTATTTGATAGTGTGCCTTATGAACATGAGGGTTATGTAATGTCTAACAAGTATGGTACATTCAAACTTATCAAACGTCAACAGTTCAGTTATGCAAACTTCAACAATAGACAGTTCAGATAGTGGCACACAGGTGGTTGTATTCTGATCTGGTGCCTATACAATAATAATATAACAAACAAACAATTATGAAGAAAGTTTCACTCAACTTTATTGTGGATAACTTAACTGAACTAGGTTGGGATTATTCATGTGGCAGAATGTCAAGGTCAGGCATGGAAATCTATGATGGTATCATGCGCCATGTTGGTATCATAGAAGATACAGAACATTGGAATGAAGATGTTTATGCTGACGCTAACGGAGATTGGTAGAATGAAAGTATCACAATTAATTGAGTGGTTATCTCTACAAGATAAAGATGATGACGTAACCTTTTACTATCTCAAGAATGATACTCTAACTAATTGTCAGTTAGAAACCATTATTGAAACTGACATGGGTGTAGAGTTTACAATTCAAGATACAAGCGAACTACTAGAGGAGGCAGTGTAATGTACACTAAAAACGAAACAGCACTTCTTACTTTGATTTCAAACATCAATAACCAATTCTACTATATTGGAGAAGAGAATGACCAAGTAGCACCTATTGACGTAAAGAAATTTACTGAACATTGTGTTGCCTTTATTGATTCTTTGGAGATAGATAAAGATGGAGAATGAGAACACTTACATGGCACCTAAAAAGGCATGGACTATCGAAGAGAAGTTCGTAGGTTGGGGGCACGCTACTGTATGGGCGGAAACTGAAGAAGAAGCAATGCGCTTATATAGATTGGGAGAGTATGATGACTATGAGCATGACATGGACAACTTTCAAGATTACGAATTTTACTCAATTACACAGGAGGGTAATTAAATGAGTTTATCTAAAGAAACCATAGACAAACTTGCTGACGCTTTACTATTTGAAGTAATCGACTACATTAACTCAAGTCCAAAGAAATCTAATTTCTTGTATGAGTTGGTAGGCGATGCAGTATGCGACAAATTAGGGAATACTAACCCTGATGGTAGTTGCTCTTTTGATGGTAGTAAACTAATACCCGCTATAGTGGATAAGATAGATGTAATGATTATCCCTAATAATATGCCCTCTGACCCTGCTACACTATGATTAAGTACGAATACCCAGAGCATGACATTTATAAGGAGGGTTCGGAAGTATTCTATAGCATGACTAGGTTTATGACCGATCAAGAAATTGATGTAGTATGGGCAATTCTAGATCAGGCGATCAAGAGAGAGAATCTAAAACTATCAGGTTCAGAGGAATTGTCAATAAGGGTATATGACAGTTTAGATACTGGCACAAGCAGGGTAGATTTTTGATCTCACTGCCCTACAATAGTACTATAAGAAACAAACACATTATGTCAACTAATTCAAGAATCGGACTAAGACTCGCTGATGGTTCAATCCTATCAGTATATCATCACTGGGACGGTTATCCACAGTGGTTAGGCGTTACTCTTAACCAACAGTATCCTACAAGAGAAGATATTGCAGAACTTATTGATGGTGGTAACATGAGTTGTTGCTATACTCAATCAGGTTGGGAAATTGAAGATGAAGAGCAGTTGAAGAACTTACCATACAAACCTCTATACTACACAGAGAGAGGCGAGTCAATGGAAGAAAATGCTCCTAGACTTCACAAAACTATCTCTCACTTCTTTGAGGATACTAACAAGTGTTGCGGAGAGTATGCTTATGTCAAGGAACTAGACGGAACTCTAGTTTGTTATGCTATCTCTTACTGGAATGAAGAGACTAAGGATTTCAATGATACTTTCACACCTATCAAACAAGAAATCCCTGCTGACTACCCACAGGAGTTGATGGCATGATCTATCCTAATGACTTAAGGACTACACTATTCTCAGAAATAGCAGAGATTATCGAAGAGGGCGGAGATTGTTCGCCCTATGATGTAGTTGACTTTATGATCTCAATAATGAATGAAGATCAGTTGAGACAATTAGAAGATGTAATTGTAAACCAGTATTCAACAAACTAATGAATGACCCTAATCTTACAGCGGCAGAGTGTGACGCTTTGATTCACTTGATACTTAAAACGCCTTGTAGGTTAACTGACAAATATAGTGATGACTTTCAAGTCAATTTTAGAACTATTAGGAAGAAGTTAGGACACTTGGCAGATATTCAAGATGGAATCCCACAAATGATTGTACCTAGTGACAGTTGAATTAGTGGCACAAGGGCAGTAGATATTCAATATCACTGCCCTATAATAGTATTATAACAAACACAGAGGTTTTATGAACTCAGGTCAATCATCTACTGAACTGAATGATATGCTAACACAGTTCACAGAGTATGTCTATTCATTCTATGGTGCTCCTGATGCACTATATCCTATGGGTGCTACTAAAGTAGATATTATTAGTGCTACCTATGACTATCTAAACGCTATCACTACTCTCAACAATGAGAGATTCACTTGGGGCGATGGCGATTCTATTGATAGAGAGAGAGTCAGAGACTTCTTAGTCAGAAACTACGGATATTCCACAGATTTTGATGGTGGTAGTCTATGGGCACTAGATCAGGAGGCAGAGTAATGGCATATTGTGATGTATGCGGTAACTTTGATGATTTCTTATCTTTTGAGAAAAAAGATAAGAATGACCCTGATTACCAACCTGACTTATATTACTATTGGGATAGTCCAATAGAAGAAGATTACTACTGGCGAGATTCTTTCCCTAACGTGGATTGTATGTGTGAAGTATGTTTCGACATAGCAAACTTTAGTAAAAAGATAATCTGGTCAGACCATTAGGTGTGACAGTTAAAATACTGTCACATAGGGTGGTTGATTTTTGATAATTTTCGATTATCATTAGTATATACAACAAACACAGAGGTTTTTCAAAAATGACTCTAACAAGAGATTTCAGTTACGACCAACTTGTAACTATCAAGGCATTTTTTACAGATGCAGAGTGGGAGACAATTAGTGCTGCCCTCGAAGATTATGAGTGTTACGCAAATGATGAAGCAGCGGAAGAAGATTTGATTGGTGGAATCCCAGTTGCAGATAGACTTGACTCTATTGATGACAAGATTAATCACTTATACAGGAGGTTAGGTTAATGGATAAAAAGGATATGAAGAAATTGTGTGATGATGCCTTTGAAGTATTAGAAACTTTAGAGGATACTGTATCATACTTATGTGATGAAAAGAAACTTAGTGGACTCAAGGTTTATACTTTCATTAGAGAGTTCGCTACACTTAAATTACAAGAGTTCCCCGAACCATTTAGTATAGAGGTAGATTAATGAACAAAACTAACAAAGACAAAATGTTAGAACTACAGAATCTAACAGACAAGCAATTTGCTGCTCTCAAAGAGTATTATGTTGACACTATTGTTGAAGGTATGTCAGTTAAAGATTTAATCTATTATGTAACTGAAGATATGCAGAAGTGGATAGACAACTTGACATTCAATGATGCTTTAGTTGAGATCGAAGGATACTTTGATGAATATTTTACCGAAACTATCGAAGAAGTCCTTGAGCAGTGTGACAGTTAAAATATTGTCACAAGGGCAGTTGATATTCAGTATCACTGCCCTATAATGGTATTATACAAACACAAAAAAGATTATGTCAAACTTAATGACCATTAGTGAATACGACAAAGTTGTTAGACGTTTTGTTGATGAATATGTAAACAACTTAACGCCCGATCAAATGAGAGAGATTATCTCAGAACAGACACATATTGATTTCGAGAATATCAGACAAGATACTGGACAATCAAGTGTATTTGAAGAAATGGAATCTTGGGATAGCGAACTATACACAGATATAGCAAAAGACTATCCTATTCTATTTGAGGATACTGAAGGGTGGACAGAAGAAGATGTAAGAGAGTTTTATCAGGAGTGTGACAGTTAAAATACTGTCACAAGGGCGGTTGAAATTGCATTTCACTGCCCTATAATGGTAGTATAACAACAAACACAGAGGTTTTATGAAAAAAGTTAAACCAAACCAAACATACAATATGCACGAAATTGGTGTTGTATTGAAGGGTTATCAAATCAACAATGCTATGGAGAATGCTTGGACAACAATCCATAGTTATAATGATGGTAACTTTAAAGGCGATCTACAGAAAGCAATGGAAGTTTTGACATTACAGTATATCAAGGAGGGTAATTACTAATGAGTTGTTTACAAAATGAACTAATACTTGAATCACTCTATGAACAAGTATTAGAAGAGCACCCAGAATTATCTGAATTGGAAGCAATTAGACTAACTGAAGAATTATTTGAGGATTTACAACAATGAATGAACCAAAAGAGAAATCTTACATAGTCACAGAAATTGAATTTGACTATGATGATGGCAACAATATGGAATCATATCCAATTAGTTATGATGAACAAGTTGCAAACAGAGACACTGCTTTAGGTGTATGGTTCGCCTATGATGATGAGCACCTAATTGATAGAATTAGTGATACAGTTGGTTATTGTATCAAGTCAATTAGTTTTGAACCAAATAGACCACATTCATTAACTGCTTTTTTATGATGACTAGAGAACAGCAAGTAAAGGATTATGTAAGAGATCATTACAAATATTACGGATTTTATCCCTATGATGTTGTATTGAATATGGATACAGAGAATGAAGAAACTCTATCCTATGACGAATATATGGCAATTTACAAGTCATAATGTGCCACTAATATAACTGGCACACTACTTGTTGAAATTCAATATCACTGCCCTACAATGGTAGTATAACAAACAAAGACATGAATTTCTCAAGAAATCCAAACACTAACTCAATCACTCTTACTTTTGATAGTGGTAGAGTATCCGATCTAAAGAATGCTTTAGATTTCGCTATTGACAATGATAACTCACTAGGTATTAGTGATGTTATTGATCTCACTTGTATGAGTGACTTGCTCGAGGAGGCACTAGCATGAATCAAGAAGTTTATGAAGCGGTGCTTAAGTCCTATGACGAGGGCGATTTCGAGTTTTTCGATTTGAAAAACGATTTGTACTATCAACTATTTTATGGAGGTGCTGACTATGAATTTTGCGATTAGAGAACTTGAGTACTTACTAGAGTGCTTGAACTTTCATTATGCAGAGAATAGTGACAAGAAAAAGGATTACATGGCACTTAATTGTGAACTATGTTATAGACTTGAAAACGATATGAAACAACAAAAAGAAGTTTATCGTTTACAAGGGCGTGACTATACTGGTATTCAATCAGTTGTTAATGAAGTTGACCCTTATGGATTAGAGTCCATTACAGGTGGCGACTACGATTCAGAGGGGAATTGGATACATGAATGAATATAGAGTTATTGCTTCAAGAGTAACAAATTATGTTGCATATATTGAAGCGGAAGATGAGCAAGAAGCAGAATTACTTGCTCTTAATGGTAACACAGATTGGCAATTTCTTGATGATGATGACTATGAAATCTATGAAATTGAGGAGGCAGATTAATGAAATTAGATGTTACATTAACTGAACTAAGTATCATAAATTGCGCTCTTGATGATTATTATGGTAGTATGGTAGATTATTACCGAACTAGCGAATATTATGAAGTTAAAGAGATTAAGTCAATTAGAGATAGAGTAGATGCTATTACATTTAGAGAGCAAGAAAAGGTAGCAAAAAAGAAAGCAAGTCAACCTAAACCAGAATGGTAGGAAAGTCAACCTGAAGTGTGCCACTTATCAAACTGGCACACTATATGTTGTTTTATGCTTTCATGCTATTATAATGAATGTATAAACAAACATAGGTATTCAATGCAATTTCAATCTGAATCACTCAATACAGTTGTTGACTATTATGACGTTAAGTATTTTATCCCTTATGGTACTGAAGTCAGTAAGAATGTTAAACTTAAGGTAGTCACATATAAAGGTAAAACTTTTGAGAGAGCACCTATTAATGTATATGACATGGCGGAGGAGATCGACATTTTACTTGAAAATAACTATGCTGTAACTATCAATACAAAAAGACCTGCTCAGTTTATGGGTAAAATGACAGTTGACAAAGTGGCACAAGCAAGGACTAAATTCTAGTCCTATCCACTATAATAGTAATATAACATACAAAGGCATTATGAGTTACGTTAATCCTACTGACCAATTCAGATATGAGATCGAAACAGAATCGCATGATCTAGGTATTACTTACGTTTATACTGATGATGTTGACAATGCTGTTCAATACTGTTGTGATGTATCTAGAGATTATCAGACAGCATACTCACTTGTTAGAGATAAGTTTACAGGCGAGATTTTAAAAGTCAAGTCCAGTTAGGACAGTTTATAAAGTGGCACACTGCCACTTGAATCCATTATTCACGCTACTATAATAGTAGTATAACAAACATAGGAGATCATGCCCTACACTACTGAACAATTTAACAATGATGTTCAAAAGTTAAGAGACTTAATGAACAAGTGTGAAGAGTTAGAAAAGAAGAAAGTCATCAAACTTGGAACTAATGTTAAGTCCAAAATACATGATGATCTAGAGGGCAGTGTAGTCCTATTGGATAGAAGCAGTAACTATGCTGTAGTCAAAACTCATATAACTGACTATGAGATTATGACAGTTGAATGTTTCTTATCTGATTTGGAGGTAGCATAATGAACATTGGCGATACAGTACAAACTATCAACACTCTATGCCCTATTTCGGGCACAGTTGTTGAGATTTACGATAATCTTATTGTTATTAGTGATGATGATGCTGAAACTGATGACGATAGACTAGAATTTCATATTGATGATCTGGAGGCGGTATAATGTTCATTAACAATACTCAAAAACAAGTAGTTGATGCTCTCAATCAACGTAAGTATTTAAAGTTGAATGACGGATTAAGAATAAGGGCGATAGATTCTCGAACTACTGGAATCTATGCCTATGGGCGTAAATTTGCAGAAGTAGTATATAAAAATGATTTTTTAGATGATGTTGTCTCAAGTGAGACTCACTATATTATAGAAGAGTTTTTGACATTTTACATTAAATCAAACATAGCGGATAAATGGAAAAAGTTTTTTGATAAGGTGCTTTTTTCTAACATACTAGGGTGCGGAGTGTCAATAGATGATGTGCCAGTAATTAAAGTGGCACAAGCAGTGTAGATTTCATATCTCAATCCATTATAATAAGTACATAACAAACAAACATAGGTTTTTTCAAAATGACCAAAACAGAGAGACTAATCAACAGAATCAAAGAAGTAGAAAACTTTGAAAATGTTGCATGGGTATGCAAGAATTTTTCAGATTTTTGTGATGAAGTGCTCGAGTGGGGAGTAGATCACGCTGCAGGCGTGGATTTTGATGATCCTGACCTTGATTTTGATGCACTTGACAATGCTATTGCATCAATCGGTTTACCACCATCAGAGTGCTTATAATGAAACAAGAGTTAAACGGAACTGAATCACTTGATGAATTATTCGCTCTATATGACGATAATTTACTCAATTACTTTGCGGGCATGAGTCCAACAGAATCAAAACGATTCAATAAAATGATTAAAGACAACAAAAGGAGAAAATCTTGAAACTTGACTTAAATACCGAACAATTAGAGTTTTTACAGTTCATTCTTGACAACTTTGAATATAATGATGATGAAGAAAGGGCGTTAAAAGACTCTATTGAATCCCAGTTATATGAGGTAAGGGAGCAAGATTTACTTATTGCTATGAAAATAGCGTCATCACACATT